GACCATGCCAATGACACAAATGCCGATGAGATTACAGAACAAAACGGTCTCCTGAAGCTGCTACTATTTAAAAAAGGAGAATAATTAATGGCGGACGCTAGAGCCCGGCTTCAAGAAATTATCAATGCCTATCTGGATAAAGATAGCAACATTGTTGTTGATACGGGCATTGTTGCGTCCCACGTAGCACAAATGAAACTTTTTGGCATTCGCCAAGGAGTTGAATTTTTTGCAGGCCAGGATAACTTTGGTGCTCAACGAAAGGACTTTATCGATCGCGTACTAAAGTACAACAAGCTTGATACCCGTTTGGATTCCATCTGGGAATACTTTTTATGTGATGGAAAAGGTCTCTTTTACATTCGGCCAACCAAACAGAACTATCGGCTTTATTATTTTCGTGATCACGAATATCGTGCCTATTACAACGTTGATGGCGAACTTGATGAAGTTGTAATCATCTATAGCTATAAGGTACGTAAAGGCAACGGTTTCGGCGAAGCAATTAATACGACAAGTATTTCAGGGACACAAAGTACTTATAGCCCTGGAGCAAAACGCTATATTCGTTTATCTATTAAAGGAAGAGAGATTGAAGAAACGCATTCTGATGCAGAATTAAATTTTGATATGCCCACTTATGCCCTAACGGGCAATACAAAGAAGTTAAAAAATAGCCTTGGTTTTATTCCATGTGTTGAGATCATCAACAATGCCCAAGGCTTCTCCAATGAAGGGGTGGGTGAATTTGACCACATGGCAAATCACATCTGCACCCATGATGATTTAATGCGCACGATGCGCAAGAACATTACCTTCTTTGGTAATCCAACATTGCTTTCCTCTCGGCCTAAAACCGACTTGATGGAAGCAGGTGGTGATATGTCCGTTCAACGGCCATCTATTGCTGCTAACTCAGGTTTCATGAGCCCTTCGCCCATGAGCCGTTCCATGTTTAAATCTGATCCAGTCAGCCGTGGCATGGATGGTCAGATCAGGGTTCCAAGAGTTATTGCAAACCTGGAACCAAACGATCGTGTTGGTTATATTGTTCCAGATGCTATTACAGGTGATCAAAACGCATTTGCCCGTCAGTATCGGGAAGAAATCCGTACCTCTCTTGGTGGCGTGGATGAGTTGTCAATTTCTGCAGGTGTTACTGCAACTGAATACAAATCATTGTTTGGCCGCGTTGCCGCCACATCAAAGAAGAAAGCAAACGCCATTTACACCCACGGTATTTGTCGTTGTTTAGAACTTATTATTTATCAAGAAGAGCAGCTGTTTAAAACAACACTTGCGGCTGCTGCTGGTATGGAGAAACCAGTTGAATTACCTGATGATGCACCACCTGAACAACAGGCTGCATACGAAGATGCATTAAGTCAATATAACGAACAATTGAAGAAACTTATGTTAGCTTGTGTGGAAACTCAACAAATACCACCAAGTGTTGTTGGGTTAATTCCTGATGGGGATCTAACTGTTTTATGGCGTTGGCTTGGTCCCGTCTATGAAGATTCCACGCAAGATATTCTTAATAACTCTATTGTTGTAAGAAACCTTCAGGAATTAGGTGTTGATAGCATTGAAGCACTGAAGTACCTCTTCCCTTCTAAAACGGATGAGGAAAGAGCCGAGATGCTATCTGGGTTCCCATTCAGGATGGTGAACGAATTGCAGGGTGCTTACTCTCAATTTGCTCGTCTAGTGGGGGGAATGATGCAGACTCCTCACCCGCAAGCACCGGATCTACCGATGGCTGCGGATCCCAGATTGGATCTAACACCATATCTGTATCGAACATTAGAAGCCTTACAAAAGGAGATGAGTTATGCAGGACGCTACCGTCCAATCGATCCCACAGACGAGCCAAGTTCCGGCAGCGGTGGCTCCGAGCAGCTACGTGGCTCCGGCTCCGGCGCAAGCTCCAGTGGCAGCACCAGTCCAGTATCAGGTGGGTACCAGTTACCCTCAGGCGGTACCACAGGCAGCCCCCAGCTACCAATCAGCCCCTACGCAGTACGCCCCCCAATCCCAACCGGAAGCCCAGGGCAACCCATGGGAATCGGCGTTCAACAAGGTGGTGAATCTGCTGAGCGCACCAGTTCAATCCCCGTTCCAGGGTCAACCGTCTCAGACGACGCAATACAGCCCAGCCAACTACGGCCAGCTGCCCAGCAACCTGGGTACGCAACAATCGGCTCCGCAGACCTCATTACCCAACCAGGCCTACTCGCCCAACTCTTCCCAAACTTCCTCGATTCAATCATTGGAGGACGTAGCGGATCTCCTGGATTGGAGCCCGGAAAGCCGGAACGTGGTAAGCGCGTACGGAACAGAAGCACCCGCAATTCTAAATAACTATGCTCTCCAGCTGGAAGATATGCTGGATAGTGCTGTTGCCTGGGGCGGTAAAGCACAAGAACTGCTGAATGGCTATGCCGAATTCAGTGTTAATGAGCACCAGGAGAACCTGGCATACAACGAGATCCTGACCAATCCCGATGTACTTAGCGATTACACGCTGAAGTTCTTTGGTCCTGAAGGTCCCTATCCCGTGTATGAGGATGAGGCACAATTGGAAACCCGTGGTTATCCCACTGCACCGATTGATTCTGCCCTGGGGCAATTCCCTGCTCCTCCTACTGCAGCAGCTCCTCAGCAACCTGAAAACTTCTGGGGCAGCTTTAAGCAACAAATGGATGTGGATCCCAGCCAGGCATGGCGTATCCTGAATAACGCTCAGCCTCAAGTGGTTTCCAACAAGCTGTTTGTAATGGAGTGATTCCATGATTCCCGCCCTTTTAGGTGGGCTGGGTGCATTAGGAGGTGGCGTTGGCAGCTTTAAGCTTGCTGGCCGCTACCTCCAGGATGTACCAGCTCAATTAACAAAAGCAGGTAAAAAAGGCACTCAAAAAGTATCAGATGCACTGCTTAGTGGCGCAGCAGGATTAGATCGCTATGAAGGCCCAGGTGCCGTTGGTACTATGGCAGGAGATCTTCAGAATGTCTTGCTTAAAGGTGCAGATGCAGCTGCAAACATTCCTGTAGAGCAAATTGCTAAAGGAGCAACCAAAGTTGGTCAAGTTGGTTTAGGAACCCTCGGTGGAATTGGTGCAGGTCAAGGCTTATATAGCATTGGCAATGCATTGATGCCGCAACAACAAGCAATTGATCCTGAATCCTACGGATCTAGCAACTCCCCTGGCGCACGCTATAAAGCACCTACTATGCAGTATATGTAAGCTTAAAGCTTATTACCTGCTAGAATTTGTGTTAGATAAGACACATGTGTCTTTATCTTTCACCCGATAAAAACACTGACACTGGAGGATAAACTAAAGTGTTCATTGATAGCTAGTTCAGATCCTGGTAGGTATGCCCCTTCAAGATTTGGTAAATAGCTCCGTGATTGCAGTTAAACTTTTCAGCAATTTTTCTATAAGAAAGACCTGCTTCTTTTAAAGATTTAATTTGCATCACGTCATCCGAAGAAAATTTTCTCAAAGATTTCTTCGGCTTTCCTTTACTGGCAAAACCATTGTTTTTGTAACAACCGTTTTTCCAGGCTCTTGTTAAATTTTCTTGTTTGGTAACGATCTCAAGATTAGCAAGTTGATTATTTCTCTTGTTGTTATCTTTGTGATCAATCTGTAGGGAAAAGTTATTGGTTCCATGAGAACGCAGATCTAATCCTAAAAAAGCAATTGCCATCAAGACGTGAAGATGAAATCTTTTTCTCTTTCCATCTACAAGAACTGAAATACGGTCGTAAACACTGGTGGAACTAATAGGAATCTCTAGAAAATATTCTTGATTATCGGGATCAAGTTGTTTTTCAAAAGCTTTCCCTTCTTCCGTTAAGTAAAGATTACCAAATCCTGGAACAAGTTTTGGATTCATGTTGTTTATAAACAGGTTTCCAGACTGTAGCACGCCTCAACTGAACGCTCAACGTTGTCACCTCACCAAGCAATTGATGAGTGCAAACCGGATGAATTCAGGGAAGCCCTAACGTAAAGACGAGGGTAATCCTGAGCCAAGCCAATCAAGAACGTGATTGGAAGGTGCAGAGACTACTGGGGGTAACACGATCTTGTTACGTAATACCAGATTCAGCGTCCGGCATCCCACAGGGATGAAGAGATAGTCCACCCCTCTAAGAAACTAGAGACCAGGAGAACGATTTTCCAAAGATTTTAGGTGCGGAACTTTATCGTCCCCACCCTGCTTATGTCACCGAAATGGCTGTGGAGCCCGTGGTTGTCCACGACTTCACTCGTCAGCCCGGTCAAACTGTTCAGTTAGATCGCTATAAGTTCTGGGGTACCCCTGGTACGAAGGATAGCCGCGAGCGTATCTCTGATCAGACCATTGGTACTGCCAATAGCCGCAACATCACCAAGGAAAAGGTGCTTGTTGTGCTGAAAGAATACACCGGCCCTGCTGACCCGGGTGATCCCACTCAGCCCAGCACCTTCAAAATTGCTCGTGAAACCCTGATTACCGCCCAGCGTCTGTTGCTGGATACCGGTAACCTGAACATGTTCCACCAGAGCATTGGTTCGCTGACCCTGCTTGACGATTATCGCCGGTGGCGTGATCGTGTGTTCATCGATGAACTTGCCAAAGCAGAAGCAAACGGTGCTGCCTCCACCACACAAGGCGGTTACTACTTCGCTGGTGCTAAGGAAAAGAATGCTTCCGGTCAAATCACCTATAGCGTTGCTGAGTACCAAAGCCAAACTCAGCAGTTCCAGGTGCGTACTGACCTTCTGACCGTTGTTAAGGATCTGCGTAAGCGTAACGTTCCTACCTTCGCTGATGGTCTGTATCGTTGCATTTGCGATCCCGTCTTCATGATGCATCTGCGTCGTGATCCTGACTTCCGTGAGATCGCTCGTTACGCTGGTACTCCTGGCCAAGGCATGTACATGGGTAATCCCATGATGCCTAACAACGCCAGCTTCTACATGGGTCCCCAGGCTGGTCAAGGTTACTTCCTTGCCGGTGAGCCGGTGATGCCTACTGGTGTTCAGTTTGAAGGTGTGAAGTTCTTCGAATCGACCAACTTCCCCATCAAGAACGTCAACGCTTCGTTCGATGCTGGTTCCACCTACACTTCCCAGGAAGTTGCTCAAGGTTACTTCTTTGGTCCCCAGTCGATTGGTGTTGGTATCGGCGGCCCGAACGCTCAGGTGCTCATCAACAACAACGACGACTTCAGCCGCTTCATCATCCTGATCTGGCAACTGTATGCTGGTTTTGAAATCCTGAACAAGGACTTCGTTACCACCGCATTCAGCTTCATCCAAGACGATGGTACCGTCTGATAATTAATCCATACATTTAAATTATTGGAAAAGATAAATGACCTATTTGTCCGCTAAGAAAATCTACCCAGGTAACTGGGCAGAGCCCCTCAACGGTTGGTACAAGAACATTGATACCAACGATGACGGCAGCAACAATAACTCCAAGGGTGGCCCCACTTGCGTGCTGGCAACTCCTGGCTACCGTTACTTCCAGCAGCGTTGTTACGTTCCTGTTACCAACACTTCTGGTGGCGGCGCTGTTTCCTCTGGCAGTGTTATCGTTCCTTCCCCTTATCGGAATGACGATACCCGCACAGATATCACCGGTATGGTGATCTCCGGCAGCAGCACCCTTCCTGCTTATGTGTATCGCGCAACTGTGTCCGTTGCTTCTGGCTGGGGTGATGGCCGTGTTGCTTCTGGTGTGTATGCCGCAACCGGTAACATCATCACCTTCGGTCCTGGCCTGGAATCCAACGCAGGTGTTGGCGCAGCTGTTTCCCAAGCAAACCTGCAGTCCACCACCTCTGGCAGCCAGCCTGGTGAGATTTATTTCGCTGGTGGTTCTGCTGCTTATAGCGCTGTTCCTCTCCTGACCGCTACCGGTGCTGCTGGTAATAGCGCAGGTAAGGTTTACCGCGAAGTGACTGCCGCTACTACTTACAACGTTCAGTCCCGTACTACCCTGACCGGCACCACTGCAGGCGGCGGTTGGTACATCTCCAGCGCTGATTCCACTGCTGGCCGCACTGGTTATCTGATCGTTGAAGTGTGCTACATCCAACCTGATGTTGCTCCTGGTTACGAAGACATCGACGGCTATCTGCTTGGCCGTGTTGTCTCCCCGTGATAAAAGAGATAAGTTAAACTAAGACCAGTAAATTACAGGTCTTATGACAACTACTCCTTCGATGCTTTATCAGCACAAAAAAACAGGTGCACGTGTCAAGGTTGTAAGCGAATGGGATAATGGCGATTGGTTCATGGTCGAAGATCAGGATGGTCGCCTTTTCACTGCTTATAAAACTGAAATTACACCTGATGAGGCTGCAACAAAAACTGTTAAAACTCTTCAGGTAAAAGATAAAGCAGCAAAAGAAGAACCTCGCACTTTTCCCCCTGATAATCGGTTAAATATTAATGGTGCAACACCTCAAATGATCGCTGATCATATTAAAGGTATTGGACTTAAAACAGCTAGAGAGATTAAAGATCTTCAGATGTCCTTATCGGGTGAAAGGTTTAATAATCTCGAACAGTTAAAACAGATTAAAAGGGTTGATTGGGACGCAGTTCTTGCAGCTGATTTAATCAGAGTTTGAGGATATTAACCCCCTGGGCGACCAGGGGTTTTATCTTGCAAATTCTTTTAATTCAGTGCATTTATAATAAAAAACAAACGGAAATAAACGGTGCAGCTATCTGATTTTGATAAGAGTAGAGTCCGGTATCACCTGGGCTACTTCACTGTTTCTGTGCCAGCAGGCGATTATGCCAGGTTGGAAGAAGCAATGAATACGATTCCTGATTCGTATTTTTACGATAAGGTAGCTATTCAGATTGGTCGTTGTGATACGGCTGAAAAGAAAACAGAAGTTGCAACCTCACCTTCCACCCGTTTGGAAAGTATTGCTGGTGACGTTGATCGTACAATTCGATCCAGCAATGCAAAGGAAGCTTTAAAGGTTTGGGACGAGATTTATCTCTACGAAACCAATCGTTTGGCACAGATTCTTTATGTACCAAACTATAAAGATCCGTTCCAAGCCAGATATCGTTACGAAAGATCTGGTGCTGAATTCATCCAGGCATTACCTGGCCCTGCCGACACAGCTGTTGGCTCACGCATTTATCTAATGGAGAATTGGAGGTAATGGAAAACTTTTTAGCTAATTTTGTCCGGCAATCAGGTGTTGCCGATCCTCGTAATTACCGTTTCCTCCAAGAAGCAGCTGGTAACGTGCTTTCACGTGCAGTACCAGGTAATGTAAACTGGGGTGGTTTACCTACTAATTATCTGAATACATTAGATCAAATTAATCAGATGCCTCCAGGGGCAGCAAAAGAAGCTGCAAGAACTGCTGCTAAAAACACCCTCACGAGAGCTTCTGTTCAGGTTCCTAGCCAACCTCCAATTAGTACCGCAGGTCCTGGTGGCATGTTACGTGCTCCTGTAATTGGAACTCCTTCTGCACCCGGCACGGTTTTATCCCAAGGACCAACTACTCAAATCCCTGGTAGCCCACTTCAATTTGATCCTGCACTACGTAGACAGTTTGGATGGACGGGTGGTGCTCAACAAGTTGCT